TTGATGCCATGTCTGTCTACGAGATGTTCGGACAGAAGTACGATGTGGTATCGCTCCGGTCTGGTGCTAGCGGTGCAGCAAAGGAGATCAAAGCACAGCTAGAGTGGCTTGAGAGCTACGATAACGTAGTCATCTGCTTTGACCAAGACAAGGCCGGTGAGTTAGCTGTAGAGCAGATCAAGGATCTGTTTAGTCCAAACAAGCTGAAGATATGCGATCTGCCTCTGAAGGATGCCAGTGAAATGCTCATGGCTAACAGGGTGCAGGAGTTTACACAGGCTTGGTGGGACGCGAAGGTGTACCGGCCTGACGGTATCGTGGCTGGTAGTGAGACATGGGATAAGCTGGTAAACAAAAGGCAGGTACAGAGTATACCGTACCCGTGGGATGGACTAAATGAAATCACCAGAGGACACAGACCATTTGAGCTTGTCACTATCACCAGCGGTAGTGGTATGGGAAAGTCCCAGTTTATCAGAGAGCTTGAGTACGATTTGCTCCAGCGCACAGACGCCAACATCGGTGTACTTGCACTGGAGGAAGACGTTGCAACGACAGCTTTGGGAATTATGTCGGTGGCATCATCTAGGCGGCTACACTTGGAGGAGGACACGCCTGTTGATGAGCTTAGACCTCATTGGGAAGAAACGATGGGGTCTGGACGTTATTACCTGTTCGACCACTGGGGATCAACGTCAGCCGATGAGCTTCTATCAAGAGTACGGCACATGGCAAAGGCCTGCGACTGCCGATATATCATCCTCGACCACCTCTCCATCGTGGTTTCTTCTCAAGAGAACGGGGACGAACGGAAAGCTATAGATGAGATTATGACCAAGCTGCGTACACTGGTGGCAGAGACAGGGATCACGTTGTTCCTAGTGTCGCACCTACGCCGGTCATCTGGCACAGCACACGAGGACGGAGGGCGTATCAGCCTGCAAGACTTGCGTGGTAGCCAGAGCATTGCACAGCTTTCTGACATTGTTATCGGTATGGAGCGTGACCAGCAGAACCAAGACGAAGACATACGGAATACGACCACAGTACGTATCCTAAAGAATCGTTACTCTGGTGAAACTGGACCCGCTTGCTGGCTACGGTACGACAAGTTTACTGGGCGCATCCACGAGTGCGCTAACCCTAACCCACCGGAGACAGAGTTTTGAAAACTTGCGCATCCTGTAAGCAGGACAAAGAACACTTCGAGTTTCATAAGAACAGAAGTCGCAAAGATCGCCTGCACCCTTACTGCAAGGATTGTTGTTCAGAGAAGGCGACAGTGCGGCGTAAAAACTACACAAAGCCGTTTTTTGATTACAAGGTAGAGAAAGGCTGTGAAATCTGTGGGTACAACGAACACCCTGCGGCGCTTCAGTTTGACCACATAGACCGCAATAGTAAACACGCGGCTGTGGCTACATTGCTGTCTCAGAGGCGACCAGCAGAGGTTGTCTGGGAGGAGATTAAAAAGTGTAGGGTTCTATGCGCTAACTGCCACATGGTTCACACCTATGGCTAACTTAATTTTCGTAGATATCGAAACTGACGGACTAAACCCTAGCGTTATCTGGTGTGCTGTCTGTCGCCACAACGGAGAAGCGGAGGTAATATGTAATGAAAAAGACTTCAAAGCGTATGTATCGCGTAAAACACCGGCTCAGTTCGTATTCCACAACGGAATTGGCTTTGATGTTCCTGTGGTCGAGCGTCTTTGGGATTTTACTTTTGACCGGAGTATGGTCGTTGACACTCTGATTCTGTCTCGACTGGCTGACCCAAGCCGGTCTGGTGGACACTCTCTGCGTAACTGGGGCAACATCCTAGGCTTTGCAAAGGGCGACCACGAGGACTGGTCACAGCTGACGCCCCAGATGATCGACTACTGCATACGTGACGTAGAGTTGACAGAGGCGGTGTACAGCAGGCTGCGTGTGGAGCTAGATGGGTTTTCCAGAGAGTCACAGGACCTAGAACATCAGGTACAGTGGATCATACAGGGGCAGGTGGACAACGGGTGGCTGCTAGATCAACGTCTGTGTCACACGCTGTGCGCTAGGTTCAAGGAGCGTATGTATGAAATCGAGGAAGAACTCCAGAGGGTGTTCCCGCCGATTGTTGAGGAAAGGTGGTCTGAGAAAACAGGCAAGCGCCTTAAGGATAAAGTCACGGTATTCAACCCCGGTTCCCGTCAACAGGTGGCTGAACGACTTGAAGCTAAAGGTGCGGTATGGTCGGAACTCACACCGTCCGGTAGGCCGCAGGTGGACGAGAAGACGCTTGAGGAAAACAAACACATACCGGAAGCTGTTCTGGTTCTTGAGTACCTTTTACTCCAAAAGCGATACGCACAGGTATCCTCTTGGATAGAACACGTGCAGGACGATGGCAGGGTGCACGGCAGAGTAACAACCAACGGTGCAATCACAGGACGCATGACGCACCAGAATCCTAACATGGCACAGGTTCCGTCTATCAACTCTCAGTTTGGCAAGGAGTGCCGTGAGTGCTGGGTTGTGCCAGAGGGACGCAGGCTGGTTGGTGTTGATGCCAGTGGACTAGAACTACGGATGCTCGCTCACTACATGGGCGACGAGGAGTTTACAAATGTCTTGCTTAGAGACGACATTCACACCCGAAATCAAGTTGCTGCAGGACTTGCAACAAGACCTCAGGCAAAGACTTTCATCTACGCTTTCCTCTACGGAGCAGGGGACGCCAAAATTGGAAGCATCGTCGGAGGATCTGCGGGAGATGGCAATGCGCTTAGGAAGCGTTTTTTACGAAATACACCTGCTCTTGAAACTCTACGAGACAGAGTTGGACAGGCGTCTCGGAAAGGTCATCTCGTCGGACTTGATGGAAGAAAGCTCTGGGTCAGGTCAGAACATAGTGCACTGAACACACTGCTACAGGCGGCTGGTGCAATCATTATGAAACGTGCGCTGGTACTGCTGGATGACTACGCGACACAGCACAACATTGACTACAAATTCGTAGGTAACGTACATGACGAAATACAATCGGAGGTGGCTACTGAACAAGCAGAGAAGTACGGCTGGCTCGCAGTCGAGTGCATCAAGGCGGCTGGCATATCGTTTCAACTCAGATGCCCACTTGACGGAGAGTACCAAATCGGAAACACATGGGCAGAGACACACTGAGGACACAACTATGCGTATTAAAAAACAGGCCAATTACCAAAAGATAAACGGTAAATTGTACTACACAGGGCAAAGTAACGGTCGGAGAACCGCAGAGAGCCACCACAAAAAAAATACTAGTAGGATGTTTGTAAACGGAAGATATATTCCTAAGTCACATCCGTTGCACAAGCCGGGAAGATACAAGACGTTTACTGACGCTGCTTTTGATAGTCTATCGAAGTACGAACTGAGCAGTGAGGGACAGGTGTACATCATTACCAACCCCAACTTCCCTGAGTGGGTCAAGGTAGGTATGGCTGTAGACTCAGAGGACAGACTCAACGGGTATCAAACATCGTCACCCTTCAGGGACTACGCATTGTTCACTTGCTGGTCTGTGACTGACCGACGATCTGCTGAGTCAGAGGCGCACAGTTTACTAGAGAAAGAGTATGATCGTAAGGGTGAGTGGTTCAACTGCACACCAGAACAAGCGCAGGCAGCCATAGCTGAACTGATGGAGACGCATAAATGAACAAACTTTACTCACTGGTAGACGACATTTACAAGGTGGTTGCCAGCAAAGAAATACCAGAGGGTGTCGATCTGTACGACGAGATAGAAAACTTTGGTGAGAACTGTAAACGTCTAATGACTAAACTGTTTACAGAGGAGCGTGACGATGGACGCAGGCTGCGAATGTCAAACATCGGGCGGGATGATCGTTACCTGTGGAACGCTGTCAATAACTCAGATGTTAAGGAGGAGATGACTCCTAACACGTATGTCAAGTTTATGTACGGGCATCTGATCGAAGAGATGCTTTTGTTTCTAACTAAACTAGCAGGACACGAGGTGACAGATGAGCAGAAGCAATGTGAGGTTGCTGGTATTACGGGTCACATGGACTGTAAAATTGATGGTGTTGTCACTGATATTAAAAGCGTCTCGACATTTGGGTTTAAAAAATTCAAAGATGGAAGTCTCGCTTTTGATGATGCGTTTGGATACGTTGCTCAAATTAAAGGGTATGCACACGCCGAAGGTGAAACAAAGTTCGGTTGGCTCGCAATGGACAAACAGAACGGACACCTGACGTACCTATTGTACGACTCTGCAGACACTCAGGCACCTGTGTACGACAAGATTTCATTTGACATAGAGGAGCATATTGAACGAGTAAAAAAGCTAGTGGAGCAGCCAGAGGCACCAGAGGTATGTCACGAAGTCGTACCGGATGGCAAAAGTGGAAATCAAAAGTTAGCCGTTGGTTGTTCGTACTGTCAATACAAGCAAGTCTGCTGGCCCGGAGTCCGTACCTTCCTGTACTCAAGCGGTCCAAGATATTTAACAGAGGTGGTCAATGAGCCGAAGGTCGCGGAAATCTAAACTAGGAAACTTTAGGTCGGAGTTTGAACGAGATGTTGCAACGCAGTTACAACCATTTGGCTTTAGCTACGAGCCGTTCCAAGTCCCGTACAGAATCGAACGCAAGTACACCCCAGACTTTGTGTACGAACTCAACGGACGAACGTACCTCATCGAGTGTAAAGGATACTTCAGAGCAGGAGACACCCAGAAGTATCGCTCAATCGCTAACTGCCTTGGAAGCGATCAAGAACTTATCTTCATACTTATGAAGCCTAATCAGAAGGTGAGCAAAAGTACCAAAAATACTATGGCTCAATGGTGTGACAAACACAACATTTTATGGTATAATATAGATACACTTAAGGAGTTGGTTGATTATGTCTCTGACACTAGAAGAAATTAAGGAGCGTCTGTTGCGGTTTTACGATCCCGACGATCTTCTGGAAGCCCTACAGATTTCTGCTGAAGATATACTGGACAGGTTTGAAGACAAACTCCTACGTAAACTGGAAGAGTTTCACGAGGAGCTAGAGGAAGAGTATGCGGAATGAGTGGACAACTTACACAAACGGAGATACAGAAGTGGCCTCTTACAAATCTATAGATGACGCTAAACCGAGCGACTGGAACAAGGCTAGTAAGACAGCATACGGTAAATTAACTCACCCTGAGAATCAGCAGCACGACCCTGTGGGTCAACCTGATCACTACAACAAGGGCGCTATCGAAGCCATTGAAGCAATCAAGGCGTCTATGCACCCGCAGGAGTACAAGGGCTATCTCAAGGGTAACTGCCTGAAGTACCTCTGGCGCTACGAGTACAAGAACGGGGTAGAGGATCTGCGGAAGGCCCGTGTCTATCTGGAGTGGCTTATCAAGGAGGTAGCCTTGTGAAAGTCATCGACGGTAATTTTGGGGGCAGTAAGAAAGAGGAGAATCAGGAGATTACAACATCTGAATTTTTATCTACCTTTGTCATCAAAGCGTTACAGCACGAGGAGGAAGGCAGGAAAGTAAAGGTGGCTGTGATTATGTACGAG